AAATAGTAATTGAGAGTGCTGCTGCTTGGCCCTTTGCGAGCTAAAAGCAAACTTGGATCATGATTAAAAAGGCATCGAACATCATCATTCAGGCAATCATCAAAAGCACCTTTTTGAATTACCTCCTTCCACCAATACATATCATAAGACACATCTACACGAGATGCAATGCCCGAAATGCGAGCTGCTTTTTTATCTCCCTCAGCTCTTTGAAATGTGAGAGGAGCATTTACCAAATACCTTCTATGGCCATCTGGATTAAGATTGAAATCAGGCTTATTCATTTTCCAATGCTTTTTGTTCTTGCTGTTTCTGAATTTCCAATTGCTCATTAGTTATGAGATTCATTGGAGTGAAATACTCTTTACCGCCTCCATCTTCTCTTGGATTCATGCCTTCAAACTCCCTAATCTGATCTGGATTAATTGCACCGGCATTAAACATTACCCTGTACTTCTCCATTCTGGTCTTTGTATCTGCTCTGAGTATTGCTTCAAAATTCATCTTACACTCAAAGCCAGGCTTATTTAAAAGAAGCTTGTAATCATATTCAGCCTCCCATTCTTTAGCCCTTACCCTTAGATTGTCTTGAACAAAAGATTGATTTTCCTGCTCTTGAGAGGCATAAGAAGTCTTATTGCTATTTGCAAGCTTGTGCGCTGGAACATCCAGTATTCGAGAAACATCTTCTATAGAAGAATTTGCCTGCTCTAGGGTTTGGGCATCTCTTTGAGGAAGGGAAACTGGCACATACTCAGTGCCCGATTGCAGCACTGGTGTTCTGTACATATTATCAGGACCACCCCAGTTTTGATCGAATTCTTCTGAAATTGACTTGGGCTTACCCTCGCCAAGCTTGCCTGCTACCTTGAGAAAACCTTTCATGAAACCTCCGTTTTTGTAGAATTTCTTCTGGAAGTTTCTATTTTCTAATGCTAGGCCAAGTGTTTCTCTGTGATACTCGATCATGTTTAATCCTTTGATGCCATCGGTAGATGGCCCCATGAGATGAATCATATCGAAATTTGCAATTGGCTCTGATTGGCCAGCCACTTTAAAGTACTTTTTGCCCTTAAAAAGATAGGGAGTTACCTTTTCTGGAGAGAGAATAATAAGCTCAGTTGCATAGCCAGTGTTTGCATCTCTCACTATTTTGGCATAGCTATTACCTCTATTAATGCGAATAATCTCCATGACCTCTCTAAATTTCTGAGATGTCATAAACTCGCTTACTCTTTTAGAAATGATTTTAGCCTGGGGATGATCATAGACCACATAGCGGCCATTCTCTTTATACTCGTAAATATTAAAAGGCAGGCTACCCATTGCGCTAGCAATTAGCGTAACCCCTCTCCACCAGGCAGAGTAGGTGAGTGCACTTTTGTGATTAACATCTACTCCGGTAGTGCTACCTCCAAAAGCATCTATTAACCATGAAGAAGGCTCAGAAAGCGAAGATGCGCCCAACTGAGCGCTGCTTCGCTTAGTTCTAAATCCTTCTAAAGAAATGCTGAATTTCACCTGTTGTTTGACCTAAGAGGTACAAAGGTGAGAGTAGGTGAGAGTTATTAGTCTGAAACAATGTTACTGTAGTTTACAGTAATCTATTGTGTAATTAAATTCGGAAAAGGCGCACATTAAAACGTGCGATAACAGTCGCTAACAAATACGCTAATGCGCTTTTGTTAGCTTGGTGTTGTAGCAAAGTGGCTAAAAACTTTCCACTCTTTTACCACAATGATTGCAGCACCAAAGTTTTGTTTCTCCTGTTGATTCTTCACAACCGCTGCAATGATCGCTTCGCCCTGCAACAGAAGATGAGCGCAACACTTGTTCACGCTCTTCATCAGTAAGGTGTAGCATCAATTTAGCGGCAATTGAAACTATTAATTCATTCGGCAACCTAAGTGCATTCACTATACACCAATTTGCTACTTCTGCTTTACTTTTTGGTTCTTGCATGTCGTACTGCGTTTATCTTCGTCTCGTTATCGGTAATTTTAGCGGACATCAAACCGATAGCGTTTATTTATTGAATCCTTTACCCTTTCATCTACTGGCAACTGATTGACGTATGGCATATCGGAATGGTTATCCATCCAATCTTCCCACTCTTCGCTTTCCATATCAGGTTCCGTTGAACATTCCATATCAAAGCTGTCTGCCATCCATAATCCGTTTTCATCTTGTTCCCATCCGTTGCATCGGTAAGTTAAATCGCCTTGACAGTAAGGGCAAAGTCCTTTAAACTTGAACTCCTTATCTTCTGGAACGATAGAAAAACCACCGATAACATCACCTATCAAAAAGGCGGGTTTATCGGCTTTGTTAGGAACATTTGTGGTTGTATTATCCTTTGTTTTTTCCATAAAATTTATTGGTTAAAATCCCGCCTTTCTGGTAGCTGCTTTCCATTACATATTGTTTAATTCAAACTCCAAGCTCTTTATTTTTTCCACTGCTTTTTGGTAGAGCTGATCTTCTTCTATGGGAAAAATACTGGCCCAGCTCTGCTTTGCTTTTTCGAGATTGTTTTTGTACTTCGTTAGCTTTGCTTTCTTTGCTCTTAGCTTATCTGCTTTTATCTGTTCCAATGCTTTTCCTTTTGCTGGCTCATTTCCTATGATTAGATCTACCAGATACTTTGGATATTTCACCTGCAAGAGTGCTGCTCTATACTTAAAGTACCAATCATATTTAACCCTCAGCTGCCATTTCATATTAGACCAGGCATAATATTCAATAAGATCTCCACCTCTTTTGGAGTAAACCTTAATGACCACATAGTGTACTACTTCTGGCAGCTGGTAGGTTAGCATTGTTGTTTGGGTTAATCACTTATTTAGCATTAACATTTCTGGAAGCTTCTGATTTACCTCTCCAGATTCTGATATTAGCCTGACTACTTCTAGCTGCAATTTGGCTGAGCTTACTATCTCTTTGCTGATGCAGGTTATTGCTTTTGCTCTGTGAATTTCTTCTTGTAGTTTTTCTCCATTTAACTCTTCATCATTTAGCCTTTCTAGTTGAAGGAATAGATGATTGTTAAGATCTGTCATTTTGTTCTTTGCCATTGCTCTCTCTTTTTTTGATTGTGTTTTTTAAGCTACTTATCAGTGCCATTGTGGGCACCAATTCTTTTATAAATTCATGCCGGCTATTGCGCAGCATGTTTTCTTCTCTTGTAATTTTTTCCCAATTGGATGGATCTGTATTTCTTGGATTATCTGATTTACACACCAGGATCTCTGTACTTTTTAAAGCTCCAATTTTCTCCTGCCATTCTAGCCTGTGCTTTAACTTAAATTTACCCTTGGCAACGCGAATCATTACATAACCTTCTTTCGTAAGCCTTTCATAGCCATTGTACTTTTCATTTCTTGCTGGCTGACCTTTTTTAAACTGAGTGCTTTTAATCTTGGTAATTGCATCTGGAGTCATATAAGCCTCCATTGGCATTCCCTTGTTCCAGCTTTTGTGATTCTTTTGAAACATGGCTGCTTTTTTCCAGATCTCTCTTTGCTCCTGGGGAATTTCCAATCCATGTTTCTTAAGGAAGTTGTGAATTCTTGGAGCCTTACAGCTGCACTTATCTGCCAATCTTTTGGTTGGAATAAGCAGGTAGTTAGCCAGGATAAACTTCTCTTGAGCTTTAGTGAATGGTATTGGTTTTCCTTTTGCCATAATCTAGATTTGAGAAGCAATGACCAAACCCACCAAACTTCCACAAGCAGCACCCAGAGCATAAACAAAGCGATCTGCTTTTCCACCAAAAGCCACCTTTTTTACATTACTGGTCCAAAGCCAGGATATGCCGAACCCTACTAAGAAGGTACCCAAATGATTATGTGTGCTAATAAAGACAGTAGAAGAGCTCACCAAACCAACCTGCAGGAATGCCATTAGGTATAATGGCCATTTGAACCGCTGCAGAAAGCGCTTTTTAGTTAGGTTTTTCTTGATCATTTATTTTTTGCTTAATCGTTTATTTCTTGATACTCTATAACTATCGAAAGAGCTGTACCTATATCTTCCAAAATGCTCCATGTATTTTTCATTCAGCAAGTCGAAAACAAACTCCTGACTTCTACTCTCAGGCATACTTAGCAACTTGTAGAAAGTCTTATCGAAATCTTCAACAGCTACTAAGTTTTTTGGGTTTACTTCAAAAGAATTCTGCATTGTCATTTAAGGGATCATAATCATCACTTCCATATCTCAAAAACATCATCTCAGCAATGGCCATCACTATTGAAACTGGTCCATCGATTTTGTCCTGGCTCTTGCCTTTGTTCAACTTTATATTACCATTCGGATCTGTGTATAGATGCACATTACCCAGCATCCAATCCAGAACCGGTGAACCATCTGTACCTGCCAGATCACCTACCAACATTTTTTCAAGCATTTTAGAAGGCTCGCTCATATCAGTAATAGCCTGACTTTGTGGATGAGTTTCAATTCCTGCAGCTACTACGGATTGAATTAATCCGGAATAACCCAATGCTCTGTCATAGGCCATACTTATGACAGCGTAATCTCTGCAATAGGTTATTACATCTTGCCCAATAGTTGTGCTATCCATGATATTCCCTGGCACAGCTTTTATCCAACCCTTATTTACCCAGGTTTCAAAGCCTACATTTTGCCGCTTAACCCTATCATCTACCATAGCTTTCGGACACCAAACCCTAGCAGATAAATGATAATCCGTTTCATTCCACCAGCACAAACCAAGAGAATTGAAGTCTCTAGTTGATGCTATATCTAGCCCAGCAGTGCACTCAAAATGAGCAAGTAGATCTTCCTGCGAAATCTTCGCCTTTCTTTTAATCCAGATATTTTCTGGCAACCATCGAGCTGTAACACCACCCCAGATATTGAAGTCTAATCTCTTAACTGTATTCTGATATGTCTCTCTATTTATTGCCTCCTTCACCTGCTCCTCCATATAGTATGCTTTCTTGCTTACTCCTAGATTAGGATTAGCCTTTTTCCAAACCGCTGGATCCTTCCAATCATCTCCATCATCTAATGTGAAGATCATTCCAAACCAGGAATCATCTTCCAGTTTTTGGTTCAAAACATCGATAGTATATTGACGATGATCATAGCAAACTGACTGCTCATTTTGGCCAGCTGTAGTGATCTCATAAATCAAAGGTTGCTTTCTGGATCCTGTAGAAGTCCGTAATACGTTTACAATTTCATCTGTCTTATGTGCATGCAGCTCATCAATAATGCCGCAATGAATGTTCAGTGCATCTAGGCTATTCACATCTGAGCTCAGCGGCATGATTTTGCTTTGAGTTTTCTTATCGAAAATTGAATTACTCTGCACTGTCATATGCCTTTTCAAAGCTGGAGATTGCTTGACCATTCTTTGAGCTTCATCAAAACCAATTCGAGCCTGGTCCTTTTTCGTAGCAGCAAAGTAATTTTCAGCAACCATTTCACCATCAGCAAAAGCTGTATACAAACTGATGCCAGCAGCCAAGGTTGTCTTGCCGTTTTTTCTTGGAATTTCTGTGTAGCTCGTCCTAAATCTTCTTCGAACTCCATGTACATCCCTTCGCAACCATCCAAATAAATTCCAAAGTTGAAACTCTTGCCAAGGCTCCAGAATAAAATCCAGACCGGCAAAATCTCCTTTACTATGCTTGATGAATAATTGAAAAAACTCAATGACATGCAGAGCGCTATCAATGCTGAACTCAATCCCTTTTGCTTGGGCATTTTCGATATCATTGAAATACCGCTGACACGCCAGGATAATATATGAGCATGCCATCTCTTCTCCATTGACAACATCCAATGCCCATTGATGAGCTTTGTATTTTTTTAGATCACTCAACTTTTCTCAATCTGTGTGCTTCGAACATATCCAGCTGGTCAGGATCCTTAGTTTCTACTCCTCTTAATTTGTTTCTGTCTAATACGCTAAGGCCATATCTTCTGGAAAAATCAGAGATAGCTTTCATGCTATTCTGCTGGATGGTATAGTAAGGAGATACCTGATCATGTTTATTTACAAATCCATAATCATTCACCATCTGAGTAGCATGCTGGAAATTGTGGCAGGTAATTGCAAGCTGCTCGATTGCCATCTGATCTACTTTTTTCATTAGCCCTGTTTCAAAAAGTAGATTCAGCACTTTCCGGTAGTGCTTTTTTTGCTCCTCATTAAAAAATTCAGGCGCCCTATTTTTCTTTTCCATCTCTGGAAAGGTGCCTTCCAAACTTCCTGCATCATCGCGATCATTACGCAAAGTGCCAGCTAATTTTTTTTCTTCTCGCGTTTTCATATTATTCAGTATTAGGCAGTAACTCCCCCCCTCCTAAATTTTTGACATCGTATACATAAAAGAGGCAGTCGGTGTTTTCGCATTCCAACTCAAACAATTTTGACGGCCCTCCCTTTTAATTTCTTTCACTTGAACTTTTTTTATTATGACAAACATGACAGAGTGCTTGAAGATTTTTCTCATCCAAAGCTGAACCTCCTTTTCTAAGAGGAACTATATGATCAACAACATCTGCAATTACCACCAGATCATTCTTCTCACACTGAACACAGATAGGATTTGATTGAATGAAGGCTGCTCGCAACTTTCTCCAAACTCCTGAGTTATAAAACTTTTGGTGCGACTTCAAGCCCCAAGGATCATTCTTATTCTTTTGAAACTTAAAAGGCATCTTTCGAGGCATCGGCTCCTCCATAATTTACTTCTTTATCGTAAAACCTAACTCTATTTGCATCCCAACCAATCTCAATTGTGCCCAGGGCTCCATTTCTTTGCTTCTCAGTTATAAATAATGCTGTGTTAACGTCTGCATCCTCGAAGTACATTGATGGTCTCATGAGAAAGGCAACCATATCGGCATCTTGTTCTAAACTGCCTGACTCTCGCAGGTCTGAGAGCTTAGGCACCTTGCTTGGTCTTTTCTCCACTTCTCTACTTAATTGGCTCAATGCTATCACCGGTACATTAAGCTCCAAGGAGATCTTCTTTATTTCCCGACTTATTTCGCTTACATCATTTTCCCGATTGTTTGTGAACTTTTTACTTGCTGATGGAACCAACTGCAGGTAATCAATGACTAACAATCCTATTCCTTGCTCATTATGAATTCTTCGAACATCCATCGCTAACTGATGTATGTTGGGCATATGATCCAGCAACTTTATATTCTTATTCTCTAACCTTCCGATTGTTGCAAGAAACTCTTTCCAGTACTGATCTTTTTTCAACCCTTCTCTGAATAGCTGATTGCTATGCAATGACTTTGATTCGATTGAAACAATCCTCTTTGCCTGAGCTATATCTCTCATTTCATAATTCACCATCACAATTGGTGCATGTGTATGATTAGTTGCCTCTAGCATAGTTCTTAATGCAAATGCTGTTTTACCCATGCCAGGCCTTGCACCAATCACAATCATCTCTCCCTTTTGCCATCCACCGGTAGTTCTGTCTAACTCTCTAAATCCTGTAGGTATGCCCGATATAACATTGCTTTCAGACAACCTCTGAACATCTTCCATTACCAGTTTAAGAACTTCGGAGAAATGTTTTTCTTTGGCTACCATAGTAGCTGTCTCAACATCATTAATTCCCTGGCGAAATGCTTCCAGCAGCTGCAGAACATCTACATCTGGATCAAAAGCTGCATTGCTCATTGTTGCTGACAGGCTAATTATTCTTCGAAGCATATACTTCTCCAGGAGAATTAACCCATGATGCTCAATATGCGCTG